CTCGACTTCCCCTATACTGTTACACCCGCCGTGACACTTGCGATCACCCGCATTTGCGCGCGATTGCGCGCCCTATGCGGACTTCGACGCGGGCGACGGAGTCCCTGACGACGACGCCAGGGACTCGGTCGTGAGGGACGCGCGGTGCTCGAGATAGGTGACGTTCTGTCGTGCCAGCCACGCGGCCAGCACGTCTCGCATCTCGTAGATCCCGAGGTGGTCGCGATGAACGGGGAGGGGGTCACGCTCGCGCGTCGCCAACACCTGCGCCTTGGTGACGCCTACCCCGAGCTCGGCCGCGATCCCCTTCCAGCCCTCGACCCTCCCCGTGCCCGTCTCGTTGCTCATGAAACAGCTCCTTGCAGTCAATATCTTGACCTAGGTGCCGGTCATCAGGGAGCCCGTTCTTGCGTGCGTTCACCCGCGTTCGCACGCGGTGGGACGTTGAACGACATCACCTCAAGCCGTCATAGGTGGGTCGCAGATGACTCGGTCCCTGACTGAACGGAAGCGTGGCAACGCGCGAAGTTGGCCCGCGGGTAGCCCTTGATTCAAAGGGTTTCACGTGAATTGCGATCAAGTGAAACCCACGCTCGCGCGCGTCTACGGGCCCCGGCTACCAGTTGGCGCGGCGCGTCGGTGCCGGGGCTGCAGACGGCCCCTTCCCGCCGAGTCGCGCCGGCACGAGTGCGCGCGCTGCACGGTCGCCAGCGCCCGAGGCCTCGCCCCGGCCGGGCCGTGTGCGGTCTGCGGCGTCGACGATCGGCGGGTGCTCGGCCTCGCGCGCCTCGCCGATGGCGCCTTCACCTTGTGTGCGAACGACCGGACGATCGCAGGGCGGTTGTCGCTCACGCTCGAGCAGCTCCGCGCCGAGGTCCTCGTCGAGCTCGGCGACGAGGACCTCGAGCTGGTCGAGCTCGGCGCCGAAGACCTCGAACTCGCCGCGGTGTAGCTCGGTCAACACGCAGAACTACGTAGGGCGCCGAGGACCTCGAGCTCGCCGCGGGCCGCTCGGTCAATACGCAGAACTACGTAGGCCGCGGCCGAAGCTAACGGGCGAGCCCGCGCGTTAGGAGTCCGGGCCGCTGGGCTCGCCGGGCGGGACACCTCGCACGGAGTGCGCCTCGCAGCGGTGCGCCTCGAAGGCCCGGCGCGCGCGAGCCTTGTAGCTCTCGAACTCGTCGGCCGACCTCTTGGCGCGCGCCTCCTGTTGCCACGCGGCCTCGTCCCTCAATTCCGGCGGGAGGCTGGTCGCGGGCTCGTGGGCCGCCTCCGCTCCCGAGTGGAACGCGCAGAGCGGGCAGCGATAGATCGTCCGCACGAGCCTCGTGTGTAGGTAGTGCTCGCTGTCGGGCCCGTCTTCGATGATGCGCGGCTCGCGCGGCGTCGCCATCGGAGGAGGATAGCGCGACCGCGCGCGAGCGCGCGGAACGTCGCGCGATCGCGCGTACCTCAATCGACGCGCTCGAGCGCACGCTCGAAGGCATGGACTCCACGCCTCCGATCGACCCTCCGTTTGACCCCTCCGGAGGGGTCGTTCTGGTGTCCGATAAGAATCCCTTATCGGACACTAGAACCCGCGCCGACCTCGCCCCCCTCGAGCACGCGAGATCGACGGCGATCGAAGGCCTCCGCGCGACGGTGGAGCACGCCCGAAACTACGCCGTGGCGAGCCGGGCCGCGAGCACGGTGCGCGCGTACCGCGTCGCGTGGGACGCGTGGGCGGCCTGGTGTCGCTTGCAAGGCCTCGACGAGCTCCCAGCCGCTGGCGAATCGGTCGCCCTCTACGCGGCCCACCTTGCCGCCTCCGGGAGCGCTGTGTCGTCGATCGAGCTCGCCCTCGTCGCGATCAACCAGCGTCACCGGCTCGAGGGGCACCCATCGCCTCGAGCGCACCGCGCGGTCTCCGAGGTGATGCGCGGCATCCGACGCACGCACGGCGTCGCGACGAAGCAGAAGGCGGCGCTCCTCGTCGGCGCCGTCAAGGTCTGCGTCAAGAAGCTCCCGAGCCGGGTCCTCGGCGTGCGCGATCGCGCGTTGCTCCTCGTCGGCTTCGCCGGCGCCTTCCGCCGGAGCGAGCTCGTCGACCTGGACGTCGAGGACCTCGCGTTCGAGGCCGACGGGGTCGCGATCCGGATCGGGAGATCGAAGACAGATCAAGAGGGCAGGGGGCGCACCGTCGGCGTGCCGCTCGGCCGACACGCGGCGACGTGCCCGGTGCGTGCGCTCCGCGCCTGGCTCGAGGTGAGCGGACTCGAGCGCGGCGCGCTCTTCGTCGGGCTGACGCGACACGGAAAGCTCACCGGCTATCGCCTCTCCGGTCGCGACGTCGCCCGCATCGTGAAGCGCACCGCCGCGCGCGCGGGCCTCGATCCCGCTGCGCTCGCGGGGCACTCGCTGCGCTCGGGGTTCTGCACGAGCGCTGCGAAGGCCGGGGCGGGGGAGCGACAGATCATGCGCCAGACGGGCCACAAGAGCCCGACGATGGTGCGGCGCTACATCCGCGACGCGGAGGTCCTCGCCGACGACAACGCAGCACGCGGCCTCTTGTGAGTCGCGTTGTCTTCCACGTCGTGCGGCGCTGCGAGGTCGAGCTCGACGTCGACTGCACCTGCCACCTCCCGATCGCCGAGGTCGGCGTCGACGAGCTCGCCGCGGCCGAGCTCGAGGCCTTCGCCCGCGTCGGCGACATCGCGCAGCGCGCGGAGGCCTCGGCTTGGCTCGCCGAGCTCGCGGCGCCCGACTGCGACTGCGGAGGGCGCTGCCGGGCCTGCGACCCCGACAGCCACCTCGACGCGCGCGCGGAGCTGCTCGCCGGTCAACGCGATTGGTGAGCGCTCATTCGGTGAGCGTCCGACGGAGACGCGCAACGCAAACCCGAGGCGCTCTCGCCCGACGTCCGCGCCCGCGCATCCACGCCGCCCAGAACGCGCTCGCCTGCGTCCGCTCGCTCCGGAGCGCGGCCGCGATGGCGCACGCGTATGCCTCGGCACGCTCGCGGTCGACCTGGAGGAGCTGCTCGAGGAGCTGCGCCGCGCGTCCAGGGTGGCGGCGCCCTTCCTCGAGGAGCTGCGCAGGAAGCGTGTACGTGGGCGCCGACGTCGACGTCGACGGCACGTAGCAGCTCGGGCAGCTCCACACGCGCACGAGGTCGCCGCGGCCGCGCGCGGGCAGGTAGCGCGCACGCCAGCCGCGCGCGCGGGCGAGGTCCTCTCCAGGCCATCGCACCGCCCAACCGCACGCGCACTGCACGACGCGGCGGCCGACGTCTGGCGCGTGGCCAGTGGAGGGCAGGGGAGCCACGGGCGCTACGTGCTGAGCTGCTTGTAGAGCCGCTCGACGCGCATGGCGGTCGACGCGAGTACTCGTCGGCGCCCCAGCTGCAGCGCCGACGTCTTGCAGCCTAGCCGCCGCGCGAGGTCGCCTCGCCTGTACCCCTCGTCGAGCAGCGAGCGGATGCGCCGCCACGTCGGGCCGGCGGGCACGAGCGCGTGGTCGGCGATCGCGTCGCGCGTCACCTCGAGGATGCGCTTCGCCGTCGACGCTCGGATCGTCTTCTTCTCCCCGGCCAGCACCTCGGCGATGATGGTCGCCGAGACGTCGCACGCGGCCGCGACGCTCTTGCGGCCAACGCCGGCGCGCCGCAGCCGCAACAGGTGGGCGCGCACGGGGCCGACAGGCACGTTGCCATTCCACACCGTCGCTCGCTCGATGCAGGCCGTGCAAATGACCTGGCCGCGGAGCCACGCGGCGGGCGATCGGATGCAGGGCGCGCCGCCGGCGCCGGGGCACGTCCGGACCTTGTGCTCGCGGCCACCGCGAACGAGGATGCCTTCGCCCGGCGGACCGGACGGGATGACGCTCGGCGCGGCCGCGAGCTTCGCGGCCTGGCGTTGAGCATAGGCGGCGCGATGCGAGCCCCGGCAGTCGTCGCAGCGACAGCCGGACACGTACCGCGCGCGCGTGCCGTGCGGGTACCGCTCCGCCGGGGGGAGATCGGCGGGTCTCACGGATGCGCCGCTCGTTGCCGCTCGAGCCATTCCGCGACCGCCTTGATCATGTCCTCGCGTTGGGCATTGCTGAAGTAGGCGAGATTCCCGCCCTCGTGGAAGTCGAAGAGGAACAGGGTGAAGCCGACGCCGGCGGGACAGGCTTCCGCGAGGCTCCTCCCCAGGTCGCTGCATTGCTGCTCGAGCACGAGTCGCACTTGCCGTTCGACGGCGGACTGTGTTGTCGCGGCTGGAGCAGCGGACGCCCACGCAGGCTGTGCCAACGCTACCCATGGCTTCGGGTGTGAAGAGGCGCGACGGCTAGCCTTCTACGTAGACCTTGACACGTAGAAGTCTGCACCTTATGACTTGAGCCTCACCTGGAGGTTCGGTCATGCTCGTTTCGCCTGAGTCCCGCGCCGTGAGCGCGCAGCCGTGATCGCGCCGGCGATCGCCATCGTGGCCGCGGCGGAGCTGCTCGAGGAGCTGCACGAGCTCGGGCGGCGCGCGGACCGCTGCCCGACGTGCCATTCGCCCCGCGGCTGCTCCCACAAGGGGGACTGCCTGCTCGAGCGCGCCGGGCTCGTGGCACAGGCCCTCGACGGCGACGACAAGGCGCGGCATGCCCTCTGGGGCGCGCCGAAGAGGCAGCACCGACCGGGCAGCGCGGCGCAGCGAGTCGCGCAGCGCGCTGACGTCGCGGCCGCGCGTGAGGCGGTGCGTGCGCCTGGTGTAGCGAACCGCGTCACGGGGTCGGAGCTCGTCGCGCTGCTCGATGACCTCCGCGTGCACACCGGCGTGGAGCTCACGCTCGATGACGCCCTCACCGTGACGGCCCTCTTCGCGGATGCGCCGCGTGATCCAGTCAAAGCCGCCGGCGCGCTGCGCGACTACATGGGTTCGCTGGCGCGGCCGCGGTCGGAGTTCGCCGCGGCCACGTACACGCGCGAAAGCGTCGTGCGGGGCCTGCGGATCACCGCTGATCGGAGGCGCCCGTGAGCGCCCGCGAGCTCGCCCGTCTCGCGCTCGAGGAGCACCTTTCGGCGCTCGCCGCGGCGGACCATGAGGACGCTGCGCGCAGGAGCTGCGACGCGATCGTCGCTGCGCACGCCGCGCTGGTCGCGGAGGAGCCCGGCGCGCGGGACGTGTGGGACGCGTGCCAGTGCGCAATCGACGAGCATGCGGCGGCGCAGTCGGCCGCGCTCCACGCCGGCGACACCCGCGCGAAGTGGAGCGCGGGGGCGCGCCGCGGCCGCGTCGAAGGGGCGCTCTTCGCGATCGCCAAGTGGGAGCGCGACCAGGCGGATGCGCTGGCGTGGGAGGCGAAGCGAGAGGCGAAGCGAGCCGAACGCGAGCGCGAGCAGGCGGCACGGGCCCGGGCGGAAGCGGAGGAGCGAGCCGGACGCAACAGCGGGCACGGCACGATCCTGGAGCGGGATTTCGCCGGCGACGTCCCCCTCGGCGTCGTGTTCCCGCCCGACAGCAAGGAGCGCTGACCGTGCCCGACCCGCCCGATCCCCTCCGCCCGGATCTGCTCTTCATGGTGTGCGCGGTCGCGCAGCTCGTCGCCGCGCTCACCGCGGTGGCGGTCGCCCGCGTGCGCCGCGAGCATCGCGCCGTCGCGTTGTTCCTGGCCGTGCAGGTCGTTGCGAACGGCGCGCATCGAGCGCTGCGGCTCGCCGTGCTCGAGCCCGCGCGCACGGCCGCCGCCGGCGCCCCGTTCACGGGCGGCGTGCGCGCCGTCGGTCACGTCGTCACCGCCCTCGGCCTGACGTGGCCCGTGGGCCTCGCCGCGTTGGCGGTCGCCGTGCTGCTGCGCCGCCGCGTGTGGCCGGCCGTCGTCCTCTGGCTCGTCGTCTCAATGATGCTCGCCATCACCTACCCAACGACTCGCGGGCCCGTGTTGGCGCGTGCGCTGCTCGCGTGTGAGCTCGCCGCGGTCGTCGTCGTGCTCGGCGCGATCGTGAGTTGGTGGCGCACTCCCGAGCGCCTCCACGCTCACGTGGAGCACGCGCGATCTTCCTGCTCCTCGCGGGCGAGGCGGCCGCGCTGTCGGTCGGCCCGTGGCGAGCGGATCTCTTCGGCTCGTGGCCCGTGGCTCAAACCATCTACGCCGTGATCTACACGGTCATCGTCTTGGTTCAAGGAGGCGCTCTGTGGCTTTCGTCTCAATCACGCTCGCGCTAGCGGGCATCGCGCTGCTCGCGCTAGTCCTGGCCCGCCTCGGGAGAGTCCAAGCGACCCTCGCTCGGGTCGAGGTGCTGGCACGAGAGGCGCAGCTTCCGGCCGTTACCGCCGAGGACGAGCGCGAGACGTTGAAGCCGTCCACGTCGCGCCCGAAGGACGACACGCCAGCGCCGCGGGCCCGAAGGCCTTCGCGCGAACGCCCGTCGGACATTACCCCTGCCCCGCGCGCCCTGCGCCCGACGGTCCTTGCCGACATTACCGAGCCCGATGACGAGGAGCGCACCATCGTGCTCCCGAAGCCGCCCGCGAGCATTCAAGAGCTCCGCGAGACCACACCACGCCGGAGCAACACATGAGTTGCATCGAGGTCACCAGCCGGCGACTCGCCTGGCGCTGGCGCTGCGCTCATAGGGCGGCGGTCCGGCGCCTCGAGCTCTACGGCCACGTCGTCCTCTGCAGGCGATGGCGAAGCCACCGCGCCGACGGTGCTCACCGTCTGCTCAAGCTCCCGCTCCCGCCGACCTCGGGGGGATCGTGACCCGACGACCCCTCACGCTGCGCGCGCTCTCGCGCTATCTGCGCCTGGCGCTCCGCCGCGGGGACGACGGCGAGGCCGCTCGCTACGCCCGCGAGCTCGCGGGCTACCTCGGGCGCACGCGGGCCTGCGACGCGGCGGATTGCCTCGCGACCTATCGCCAGCTCGTCGCCTCGAGGATGCCGTGAGCGAGGTCCTCACGGTCGCGCTCTGGCTGCCGCCGGCGGAGCTGCTCGAGTGCGCGCGCTCGCTCTCCTCGAGGACCGCGCGCCGAGTGCTGGTCGCGCTCGTCCACCAGGCGCGCGGCAAGGGGCATGTGCAGACGACCCATCGAGAGCTCGAGTTGGCTGTCCGCTGCTCGCCGGTCGCGCTGCAGCGCGCGCTCGTCGTGATCCGTCGGCTGCACGCGCGGCCGCGCGCTCAGCCGATGACACTCGGCTATCCGCCGTGTCCGAAGTGCGGGCGGCCGCTCCTGCCACACGTGGACGGAGCGCTCTGCTGCGTCGGCTGCTCTCGCCTCGTGGACGTGCCGCACGAGGCCTTGTGGAGGGCGCGCGCCGCCGCTGAGGCTGAGGGGCTTGCGCCGCTGTGCGGAGCCTTCCTCGCACCGTGGCGCGCCTCACCTGACGACGCCGAGGATGCGTCGTGAAAGCGCCGCCCGCGATCGTCTTCGTATCGTGGTGCACGAGGTGCGGCGGGCCGATCGTCGCGAACCTCGAGCCCAACATCCACACGGTGTGCCCCGACTGCCCCGGCCGGAGCCCGCGGATCATCGTCACCCGGTACCGGCTCGACGCCTCCGACGAATCCGCGCGCGCGGAGAAGGAGTCGTGAGCATGAGGCGCTGTCGGGGGTGCGGGTGCACGGACCTCACGCCGTGCGTGCTCGCGCTCGGGGGCCCCTGCTGTTGGGTCGGCGAGGACCTGTGCAGCGGGTGCGTGGCGGAACCGCCGATCCCCTTCGGCGAGGACGAGGACGGCGAGGACGATGGGTTCCAGCTCGACGAGGGTACGGGCCTCTGGCTGCCCCCCGGGAGCTACGACGCGTGAGGGCCCAACCCTCGATGGCCTTCGTTTACGAGCATGGCGGGTGCGACTGCTGCCCCGGAAGGCACGCGCGCGTTGTGCGTCGACGTGCCCGGGAGACATGACATGAACCCGCAGTCCCGCGCGGCGCGCGTCGCTGCCCTGCAGCGCGAGCTCGTCGAGAAGCAGCACGAGCTCGTCGGGCTCCTCGAGGAGGACGATCTCGTCGCTAGGGCCGCGTTCGCGGCGGAAGTGGACGTGATCGCGGAGGCCTCGCCGACGGCACCGCCGCGCGAGCGACGGCGCCGACGGCGCCGTCGGCTGGTTGCGCACGGGACGTCTGAGCAGGACATCCAGGCGGCTCGGCGCGCGGCGAAACGCGCGGGTATGCTCTCGCGATGAAGCCGCGGAGTGACGACGGCTGGACGTACCTCCTGCCCGAGGAGCAGCGCGGGGTCCTCACGTGCGAGGCGATCCCCGAGCCCGATCGGATGCTGATCGCGTTCGCGATCGGCACCGGTCTCCGCCGGGGCGAGCTCTGGAACCTCGAGCGCGTCGACGTGGTCGTGGAGGGCCCGTACCCGCACATCCAGGCGGCTCGGCGCGCGGCGAAACGCGCGGGTATCGCGCGATGAAGCCGCGGAGCGTCCCGTACGGGATCGGCACGATCGAGCCGCGCGGCCGGCGCTTCCGCGTGCGCGTGCTCGTCGATGGCCGGTACCGGGACCTCGACACGGTCGACACGGTCGAGGAAGGCGAGAGCCTCTTGCGCGGCTTCAGCGCGATCTCCGCGGCGGGGGAGATCGCGACCAATGGGGAGACGCTGCGAGAGTACGGCACCAAATGGCTCGACCAGCGCGAGCTCGCCGGCGGCCGCAACACCAAGACGGACCGCAGCCGGTGGACGAGGCACATCCTTGCAGCGTCGTTCGCGGACGACCCACTCACCACGATCGGCCGGCGCGATATCAAGCACTGGGTGTCGCAGCTCCACACGCGCCAGGCGGCCGACAAGCGCGCCTCTCGGCGGATCTCGCCGCAGACGATCAAGCACTGCCTCGCGCTGCTCCGCTCCTGCCTGCAGGCTGCCGTCGACGACGAGCTGATCGCGCTCAACGCCGCGGCGAAGATCAAGGCTCCGAAGGTCTCACGCGACGACGGCTGGACGTACCTCCTGCCCGAGGAGCAGCGTGCGGTCCTCACGTGCGAGGCGATCCCCGAGCCCGATCGGATGCTGATCGCGTTCGCGATCGGCACCGGTCTCCGTCAGGGCGAGCTCTGGAACCTCGAGCTCGTCGACCTGGTCGTGGAGGGCCCGTACCCGCACGTGATGGTGCGGTGGGGGAAGCCGGGGCATAAACCGCCGAAGAACGGCAAAGTCCGGCGCGTACCGCTCTTCGGGATCGCGCTCGCGGCCGCGCGCCGCTGGTTGCAGCTCATACCCGTCTACTGCCGGAACAACCCGCTGAAGCTCGCGTTCCCGACCGCGCGGGGATGCAGACGGCGCGACAGCAAGGCCCCGAGGGGCTGGCGTGGCTACCTCGCGGCCGCGGGCCTCGCCGACGCCTCGAGGCGCCACGACGGGCGCGCGGTGCGCTGGCACGACCTCCGCCACACGTGTGCGTCGTCGTTGGTCGCGGCCTGGTGGGGCCGGACGTGGCGCCTCGACGAGGTGCGCGACGTGCTCGGGCACACGTCGATCACGGTGACGGAGCGGTACGCCCACCTCGCGCCCGGGGTGCTCGCGGAGGCCGGCCGGGCGACCATGGCAGAGTTGCCAACTCTCCCCAAACTCTCCCCACCGCCGATGCCCGACCGCGAGCAAAACGCTGCAAATCAGCCGCGCGCCACAAAGGATTCGAACCTTTGGCCTTCGGCTCCGGAGTTCGACGCCCTATTGAATGGTTCCGCGCACTTGGACTCCGAAGCGGGAAAGATTGGGGAGACTCTCCGCCCCCTGGCCGAGCGCGTGCTCCGAGCGGTCGCAGGTCGGAGCCGGTTCGCGGGCCGGCTCGCCGTGCAGTTCGCCGACGCGTTCCTCACGCTGACCGCGGCCCCTCCCCGGGCGCCGCCGCAGCCCGCCGCGAGCTCGCGCCCAGGCCTCGCCCGAGCTCGCGCTGCGCCGCCTGAGCCCGAGCTCGAGGCGACGAGCGGGAAGGAGAAGGCGGGATGAAGACCTACGCCGCCGGCACGAGCGTGCCTGTCGAGCGCACGCGCGCCGCGATCGAGAAGCTCGTCATGTCTACACCGCGCTCCGGCAGCCCCTCGCGGAGGCGCGTCGATCTGGCGAGCTGCCGAGCTTCCTCCTTCAGCAGTCAACGACGCCCCAGCTCGAGGGGCGCACCGAGGACCGATGACAAACGAGACGGTGATGAAAGCGTCGGAGCTGTTGGCGGTCCTCACGTCGGTGAGCTGGTCGCAGGCGGAGGCGCGGATCGTCTCGCGCCTGATCGCCGAGGTCTTTCGGCTGCGCGCGAAGCAGCGATATCAGGCTCGGCGGATCTCCGATCTCGAGGCGCTTCTCGAGCAGAAGCCGACCCCGAAGGACGGCCTCGAGCTCGAGGCGACGAGCGGGAAGGAGAAGGCGGGATGAGGTGGAAGCTCGAGCGCTACCACGTCGAGGAGCACGCCGTGCTCGCCCTGACGGCGCCGGAGATCCTCGCGACGGGGCGCGACGAGGACTTCCAGGCGTTCGCCGTGCGCCACCGCTCGAGCGAGCCGTGGATGGCGTACGCGCTGGGCAAGGGCACGACGCGCTGGCGACGGTGCGACGCGAAGCGGTGGATTGAAGTTGAGGTGGCGCGCGTGATCGCGCGCGCGGCCCGCGAGGAGACGGAGCGCAAGGCTCGGCGACTCGAGAGCAGCGGCTGTCCGGATGAGGAGACCATCTTGGACTTCGTCGCCGGGCGACTCCAGACCGACCAGATCGCGCTGCTCGAGCACCACGTGGATGGGTGCTCGACCTGCCTGGATCTCATCGCCTACGCAGCAACCGAGGTGTCCTCATGAAGGAGGGCGCCACCACTGGGTCGAGGCGTACGAGCCCTGCAGGGCAAGGAGGCTTGGAAGCGCGATCTCGCCGTCAAGGTAGGCCGCCATGGCATCAATAGGAACGTCGGTGCCCCGGGCGAGCGCTGCCCGCGTGGCGTAGCTCGTCGCCTTGTTCTTCCCGGCCTCCAACTGCACCACCTCGACTCGCTCCAGTCCGCACATCTCGGCGAGTCGTTCCTGCGTGACGGCGAGCGCGCGCCGTAGCCCACGCACACGATCGGCCGTGGTTTGAGGGGTAACGGTGCGCTCCCCTCCGGCGCGCTCCGTGTTTGTCGCCATGCTTTGAGCGTAGTCCGCGGCGACCTTTGGGGAGCCCGCGGTCCCTTCACGTGTGACTTGACACGTAGAACGTTGCACCATAAACAGGAGCCATGGCCCGATCCAAGCCCCAGGGACCGCTGCTCGCGGGTGCGCGCAAGCTGCGCGACCTGCTCGACGTCGAGCGAACTTCGGTCCCCGACTTCTGCGAAGCGAACGACCTCGATCGCTACAAGGTCCAGCGGCTGTTGAATGGGACGCAGCGCCGCTGCGACGTCGACTTTGCCGCTGCGATCGAAGACGCCACGATCCGGCGAGGACGACCTGTGGTGGCCTGGTTCGACTGGCTGACGATGCCACGGACCGTCGCCACTCGAACTCGAACGCGTACCGCGAAGACCAAGGTCCACAAGCCCGCACGCGCCGCGGCCTGATCCGGAGCGTGATCGGACCCACGGGGACGCGTCTACGCGAGCGTGCGACGGGCGGAAATGTCGGAGATCCGACGAATCGACTGGGATGGAGACTGGGATGGAGACGAAGGCTGACACGAGGGCAGGGACGTGAGCGCGCCGGTCTTCCGGTTCCGGTCCGCGCGTTCGCAGAACCGCGCCGAGCTGCTCGCGGCGCGCCGCCTGCCGGACGGCCGATCGTGGCTGGATCTCGCCGGCCTGCTCTGCCTCGCCGAGGGGGTCACGCTCGAGCAGCTCCTCAGCGACTTTCGCACGCCGGCGGCGAAGCGCGTCCTCGGTCGAGCATGGCAGGCGATCCGCCGGCTCACCAAGGCGACTGACACGGAGATCGCCGAGGCCTTCGGGGTGCGCGGCGGCTGGGAGGGCGCGGCCCGTGAGCGCGCGGCGGGCGAGTCGTGACGACGCCTCAAAGGGACGAGATCGAGGTGAGAGGTCTGGTCCAGCTCGGCGAGGTGCTCGTCGCCGCGCTGCCCGTGGAGCTCCGCGAGCTCGCGCACCGCCTGCACCAGCGCGTCCTCGAGGACGATCGCACGTGGCTCGAGGTGACCGCGGCCGCGGCGACGGCCGAGGGCGTGGCGCTCGAGGACGTGCTCGGCGGTGACCGCCGCCACGGCCCCGCTGGGGCCCGGCGCGCCGCTTGGGCCGAGATCCGCGAGCGCACGTGTGCGAGCTACCCCGAGATCGGGCGGGCGTTCGGCGGCGTGCGCCACACGACGGTGCTCATGGCGGTCAGGAAGCACGCGGAGCTCGTCGTCGCGAGCGCCGCGGCCGTCGCGGCGGTCCCCAGATCGGCGATGATGGGCCATGCCTAAGAGCCATCACGTACACGTACCGCCGGAGTCCGTCGCCGAGCTTCGCCGTGTGTTGGCGATGTCCGACCTCTGCCCGCGCGACCGGGCGATCCGGGTCTACGATCTGCTCGGCATGGACGCGTACCTTCGCGGGACGCTCTCGCTCCTGCGTGCCAGCGCCAACGAGGCCGGCGAGTGCCACGGGCTCTCATATCGCGACATCGGCAATCGGATCTGTCGCACGCGCCAAACAGCCGTGCTCCATGTCGCCGAGCTGGAGTCCTACGGCTTGGTCCGCACGCAATCGGTCCAGGGCGAGGATCGTAAGACGCTGACCAACATCTTCCGCCTTGTCATTCCGCCGGCGATTCTGAAGCTTGCCGGGCACATCGGATGATAGCGCCGGCCGTTGAGTCCGCGGGCGCTGGCGCACGCGCGAAGGCGCTCAACGCGGCCAGAGGCGGGCCTCTCGACGACATTCGGCGCATCCTCAAAGAGCAACGCTGCTGGCGAGCGAGCGAAAAGCTGGTCCTGCTCGCGCTCCGCGTCCTCGCCGACAACAACACCCTCTGCACGCCGCGCGTGTCGCACCACGAGATCGCCGAGATGTGCGGAGAGGGCTGCGCCAAGCGGTCCGTTCAGCGGGCAATCCTCGTGGCCGTCACCGCCAGCGTCATCACGGTCCACCACGAGAAGAAGCCGAACGGCAAGGAGAACGAGAAGAACGCCTACACGTGGCACCCGGAGCGGCTGCTCGAATGGAAGGGCAAGCCGCGGCCAAAGGAGTGGGATCTACAGAGGACATCCGGGGAGGGTAGTGACACGGTGTCACCACCCTCAGTTTACGCGGCCCGCGTCGAGGCGACGCTCGCCGCGGCGGACCTTCCCCCATATGATCCGACGATCGCCAAGCTCATGAAGCGCGCCCAGAAGGCCGACAAGCGCGCCGCGAACCTCCAGCGTGCGCGTTTTCAGCTCGACGTGCGGAGCGAGAGGCACGCGCGCGACGTCGCCGACCTCGAGGCGGAGCTGGCGCAGCTCCCTCGGCCCAAGGTGTTGGATTCATTACACAGGGGTAGTGACACGGGGCCCAAGGAGTTGGATCCACAGAGGAATCCATCGGGGGGGGGTAGTGACACGGTGTCACCACCCCGGGGGGGTAGTGACACGGGGCCCAAGGATTGGGATCTACAGAGGAAATCATCCGGTGGGCCCAAGGTGTTGAATTCCTTACACAGGGGTAGTGACACGGGGCCCAAGGAGTTGGATCCACAGAGGAATCCATCGGGGGGGGGTAGTGACACGCAGCTCCCCGTCCCCGAACCCGAGGCCGCGCCGGCGCGGGAGCCGAGCGCGCCCGAGGCACGGGAGCCGAGCGCGCCCGACCAAGATGGCGCCCGCGCGCTCACTCGCGAGGAGTGCCGCGCCTTCGATCTCGAGGTGCTGTTCTTGGTGCGCCTCTATCCGCCGCTCGCCTCGCTCGAGAAGAACGCGGTGCAGATCGGCGCCAGCGCGCGGAAGGCCGGGACCACGATCGAGCAGCTCGACGTCGCCCTCGGGCGATTGGCATTCAAGCTCCGCCGCGGCGACTTCCCGAACGCGCGCGGCGTCGACCTGCTCAAGCTTGCCCGCGCCTTCGCGAAGCGCCAATGGCCCACCGTACACGCGCCGCTGCCGAACATCCTCGGCCAGCTCGCGCCGGCGGCGCCCGAGCCCACGGCCGAGGATCTGGCCGAGCTGCGCGCACACCTTGGGCTGAGCGAGGAGCGCATTGCCGAGCTGCGCGCGCAGCACGAGGAGCGCCTCGCGGCGCGCGCGATGTTCGACCGCGCGCTCGAGCACATCCGCGCGGCCTCGCCTGCGGCGTTCGCGCAGTGGTTCACCGGCGTGCAGTACGGCGATCTCGCCGACGGCGTGCTGACCCTCTGCGCGCGCAACAGCTTCACGATCGACTACGTGGAGCGCGCGCTCATCCCCAATCTGCTCGACAAGCTGGGCGAGTTGACCGGCCGACCGATCACGGTCGAGTGGGCGATCGACCCCCACATCGACGACCCTATCGAGCCTGTGCCGCTCCCGCCGCCCGCGCGCCTCCCGCCGCCCGCGCGCCTCCGCTAGCTCTAGCTCCGCTTCTGCACCGCCGGCCGCTCTGCGCCATTGGTGGTGTCCTGTTGACGTCACGTGCGAGGTCCGCTCGTCGCCACTTCGTGACGTCTGTGGGACGTTCCATCGGCGCTGTCAGACATCTGGGTAGCGCCCATCGCCGCCGGACCATGGTGTCTGACCGGCGCGGATCTCTCTGCCTCCGGATCTGCTCCTGATCTGCCTACTGCCCTGTAGGAGCGGGCCTCGCCGCGCGAGGCGCGCGCGGACTCCTTCGCGGCGCACGGGCGCCTACAGGATTTTCTTTGTTGGCCCGAGTGAGAGTTTGTTGGCCCGAGCATGGGAATCGGGTGACTGCGTTTAACGTGCTAGCAATTCACGTCGTCGTCGACTCCGATGTTGCTGCGCGCGCCTATGGCCCGAGGACGGCCCGCGGCCAGCCGCGGCGCTGCCGGACATGCGGTAGACCCGTGCCGCCGCAGTCGCGTCGCTCGCCGACGGCTGGACCACGCTCTGCGCCAATCACCGCGCGATCGCCGGGCGGCTGTCGCTCACGCTGGAGCAGCTCCGCCACGAGGCGGCGTGAACGGGGCTACGAGCCCGTGCGCTTGAAGACGGCCTGCTCGAGCGCGCGGATGCGCTCGCCGTGGTCGCTGATGGCCCGGACCTCGCCGCGCAGCTCATTGAGCCGCACGTTCGTGTCGGTGATCTCGTGGTGGATCTCGCGCAACTCGCCGCGGATCTCGGTGAGCTCGCCTCGGACCTCGTCCTTGAGACCGCGCACTTCGGAGCGGAGACCCTTAAGCTCGGTCTCGATCCGTTCGAGGACCGACACCATCTGCTCGGTGAGTGCGCTGTGCCCGTTGCCCGGTTCGCCCATGGGGTGAGGGTACCACGGAGCAGCTCCGCCACGAGGCGGCCGCCGTCGGCGCCGCAGCGTGAGGACCAGGCTATCGCAGCGATAGCCCCCCGTCCCGCCACCAAACCCCGTTGGCGCCGCGGCGTGAGGCACCTCGAGGCTATCGCAGCGATAGACCTTGACCGGGTGCTAAGCTGCACCTCGTGAGCACCGCGCCCAAGCCGGTCGGATCTGTGGCCGAAGAGCAGGGCGCCAGCCCGTCGCCACGTAGGCCAGCCGCGCGATGACGCCGAGGTCGCCGCGCAGCGCGCGCAGCACCCCCATCACCACATCGTCGCTGCCGTCGGACAGCCCGTGCAGGAGAACCTGGGTCAGCGTCGCCGCGGAGAGCGCGTCGCCGAGCGGGGCCTCGAGGCGCCGGACCTCGCCGGCCCTCCGGATGTCCTCCGTCCAGGGAGCTTTGACGAAAAAACCGGGCGCCGTGCGAGGTCGGCCCAAGGGCAGCGGCGCGGGGCTGGACGCGAGAATTGCCGTTCGGATGCCTCCCGAGATCGTGGAGCAGCTCGACGCTCACGCCGCGGCGCTTGGAGTCGATCGCAGCGGCGCGATCCGCGACGTCTTGGGGCGATGGGCGAAGCGAATGGCGGCGAAGCGATGAGCGCTCTCGCGAGGGTCGAGCGGTTCCCGTTCGACGGCGACGAGCTCGACGTTGTGCCCGGCGAGGGACAGGCGCACGTCGTCATCAAGCGCGTCTGCGAGGCCCTCGGAGTCGCCTTCCAGCGCCAGCTCGTGAAGCTCAGGAGCGACCCTGCTGCAGTCATCACCATGATGGTGACAACTGGTCCTGACGGGAAAACGTACCGGACCGCCTGCATCGACCTCCGCGCACTGCCCCTCTGGCTCGCCGGCATCCACCTGAGCAAGGTCAAGCCGGCGGTGCGCCCGAAGCTCCTCCGCTACAAGCGGGAGTGCGCCGACGTGCTCGCCGATCACTTCCTCGGCAAGCGCCGCACGATGCCAGAGCCTGCCCCTGTGACCGCGACCGTCGACGATGCCCGGCTCCGGCTTCTCGAGGAGAGGACCAACGTCCTTGCCACGGCCCTCCTGAAGTCGTCCCAGGGCGCTCCCCCCACGTCAGAGCAGCGCCTCGTTGCCCTCAACGTCCTCGTCGGCGAAGCGGTCGCCACGGGTCGCCTCAGCGTCGCCCGCGAGATCCTCAACGCAGCCCAGAAGCTCATCGGGGCGCCGGACGACGTCGCGCTCGAGCAGGACGGAGACGCGCGCCAGGCGAAGCCGCGGATCACGCCCGAGCACAACCAGGAGCGCGTCCTCGCCTTCGTGCGCGAGGCCAACAGCAGCGGCCGCGGGCCGACGGTGCGCGAGATCTGCGACAGCGTGCGCGGAGGAACCGGGCGGATCAGTCGGGCCATTCGCGATCTGCTGAAGGCGAAGGCGCTCGAGGATCGAGGCACCGGGCGACGTGGGCGAAACCAGGGCGCACGGCTGTGGATTGCTGATGCGCCGGTCGCCGAAGCGGAGGCCGCACAACTCGTCGGCAGATCAAGGCCGATGTCGCACTCGGGGGGAAACCCCCCCCGAGCCGGCACCGCGTCCCCGCAAGCCGTCGCGGTGGCGGAGAAAGGACGCGCGGCTCGGAGGCGGGGCCTCGGTCGCACGGACGGCGAACCCGCACCATCGCGGCCTCGGCCTGCCTCGCCGCCTGCTGCGGGTGCCGACGCGCTCCGTAACACGCTGGTCCGGATGGGGTATCGCTCGGGGCAGGCAGGCCGCGCCGTGGCCGAGCTCGGGGACCGCGTGGGAAACGAGCGGTTAGAGGACTCGCTCCGCGCGGCCTTGGCGCTTCTCACCAAGTAGGAGAGCATCATGATGCGAAGTGTTTGGAGCGCTGGCAGCTTTTGATATCGCGATCACGCGGCGCGCAGGTCCGGGCTCATCGGCCTGGGGCGCTCGGCAGACAGGCCGCCCTCCCGGCGCTCAGAGCCGCGTGCTCGCCCGTCGACATCGGCAGGCGCACCGCCTCGCGGGCCTCGTCGACCACGTGCGAGGCGCGGTCTCTCACGACGTCCGCCACGCGCTCGCCGGCCTCGTCGACGTGGCGCTTGAGCTGCTCGACCGACAAGCTGGCCTGCGCGTCGACCCTGGCGGCCAGCGCGTCCACCTTGCCGACCAGCACCGCGTGGCCGGCCGTGAGCACCGCGTGGCCGGTGCCTTGTGCCGTGCGCAGCTCTCGGAGCTCTGCGACGAGCCCTGTGAGGAAATCGCGGGCCGCGGGGAAGACCAACTTGAAACCCGCGCCGAGGCCGGCGAGGAGCGCCAGGAGCACGCCGAGGGCCCCAAGCTGAATCACGAGCTGCAGAGTCGTTCCGTTCATTGTGCTCCTTTCATGGGCTCGCCTTCGGCCCCCATTGCAACGCGTCGTATGTGATCTTATCGAGCGCTGGCGGGTCCGTGATGCGCTTCGCGGCGTACACGTCGGGCGCTCCCTTCGGCCAGTCACCCGGCTCGAGGAGCAGCACCGCGACGCCGAGCGCGTCGACGACTCGACCGGTGAGCGTCGTTGTCTTCGCGTGCACCCAGGAGGACTTCGAGACTGCCACCTCGACGTGCGACTCGAAGTCCTCGACAGCGTCGTTCATGGCCTTGTCGGTCAGGTACAACGCGCGAAGGAAGACCATGTGCTTCACAGCGCCACCCCGTACTCCGCGGCGAAGGACGCATCCGCCATCGCGCGCTGCCCGGCGGACTCCTCGTACTCGCGCGTCTCGAGCGCGCCGAAGTACATCTTGGCTGACAGACCGCCGTCGTACTGCGCGCCCCATGTCTGCCCGGTCAGGACTGGAGCCCCGGTGACGGCCAGGTTCGAGCTACTGACCGCATCGATCCAGAGCTGGATTCGAGCGCTCGTGACGACGAGGGTGAACAGGTGCGGAGGCGACCAGTTGAGCGCCGCTCCGGCCGCGCCGTTGCCGTCCGGCAGCTTGTACGTGGTTGGGTTGCCGCCCGAGCGGTAGACCAGCATCCGGTGGCCCGCGCTGCGCCCGTCGAGGATTCGGCAGTTCGCTGCGCTTCCGTCGTCGAGGAGTACGAACCGGATCGTGCAAGGCACGGTGAGCGCGTACGTGCTGGCCATATAACGAGTCGCGCTCCCGCGATAGGCGGCCTTGCCGTTCAGCCCGGCCAGACTGCCTACGTGAACGAACTGCGCCGGCGCCGCGGCCTGCGTGAAGTCGTGGCCGTTACCGCTCAGATCTGTCGACGTGGCGACGCCCGCGCCGTCCACCTCGCCCGACCGGCCCGGGATGATGAGCTGAGAGTAGCCGGCGGGCGGGAGCCACAGCGCCGCGCCGCGGTCGACTCCGAACCCCACGCCGAGCCCAAGTCCGAGCGCCACGCGTCACCCGTACGCGACGATGTCGCTTGCCGTCGTGCCGTTGCCGGTGCTGTAGATCTTGGTGATGCACTCGATGTCGTGCCGCGAGAAGTCGCCCGCCTTGATGGTCTTTGCGGTGAGCGGGACGCCCGCGGAGTCGATAGCGTCGACCTTGAGGTTCCCCGCCGTACCGACGTAGATCGCTCGCGGGTAAGGCGCGCGAAACGTCGTGTCTGCGGCGAGGTCCACGAACGCGACCCACTGCGCCGGCTCGCTCGACGTGCGGAGTCGCTTCAGCGTGTCGAGGACGAACGCATACAGCCTTCCGGCCGGCCCGACGCCGCCGACCTGTACGACCTCCGCGGGCGCCGCGTCTCCTGAAGCAGCCTCAGTGCTCATTGGTCACATCCAGTCGTCTCATGGAGGTTGTCCTTGGCCCTCAAGCCGTCGAGTTGTCCGTGATGTCGCCGCGGTCTTCCAGGAATTGCAGCAGGAATTTCAGCGTCTCTTCAGGGTTCGCACGCGACCCGCCGATCACGCCCTGCGCAACTGGCGCGTTGCCGTTGAGGCCGATGCCGACGTTGCTCGCCTCGATCTTCTTCGCGCCGTTCGCGCTCTTGAGCTCGAAGCCTGCCGACGTCGCCTTCACCCGCGCGTCGCCGCCCACCTGCAGCTCCGCACCGGTGGTGCCGTTCAGCCACACCTCGCCAAGGCTCGCGACGAGGACGAGCTCGGTTTTCGTCGCGTCGCCGACCACGAGGGCCTTGTCGGCCGGGCTGAACTTCAGCAGCTCGTGGTCGTCGTCGGCACCGTCGCGCCCTGCAGCGATGATCGTGATCGCCGTCTTGCCGACGTTGACGAGAGCCGTCGTCGGCGCGGCGCCGTTCCCGGCCTGGGTAATGCGGTCGAGGACGACGTCCTCGAACGTGCACTCGCCGGCGAAGTCGGCGCTCCCGTCGGCGCGCCGCTTTGCGAGCTTGAACGGCGTCGGGTCCGCCGTCCCCTCGGTGATCGCAGCATCCTCCGTGATGGTGATGTCGATGCGGCCCTGGGCGGCGTTGTAGACGGCCGAGACGTTCGGGCCGATGACGTTGATGGTGCTCGACACGGCGACAGCGACGCCCTCGTCCTGCACCACGCGCACACCAAACAGCAGATCGTCGAGCCAGCTCATGTCATGGCACCCAGTCCGTGTCCTTCGTCACGTCGCCGGTCGCGAATCGACCGATCCAAATGCCGCCGACGAGCTCGAGCTCGAAGAACGCGTCCGGGCCCGCGACGACGGCGATGTTGCTGGCTCCCCCGCTCTCCCGCCGGATCCGGTAGGTGTCTCCGACGGCGGCCGCCTGATCGAAGTATCGAAACGCCCGCCGTGCGCCCTCTGCGACCCCTGCCTCGGTGAGCACGATCACGGGCGCAGTCGCGGTCACCTCGAGGTTGTACGTGTCCGCGGCTTGGGACAGTCCCAGCGTCTGCGGGTTCGTCGGGTCGACCTCGCGCCAGCGATAGCGAGGCTCGTACTTGCCCGCCTTGATGCTCGCGAGCGCATCGAGGATGGTCTCGAGCGCCGGGTTGACGTCGGCCGCCTGAATGGCCGTCGCGTCGTCCGGGATCGGAGCGGCGGTGGTGATCCCTTGGGTCTCGTCGCCCGTATACGTGCTTGCGCTCATACGCTACCTCGAAAGTATCTCGCCGTGACAAGCCTGCTCGGCACTGCCACACCGCCAACGACCTTGTGCCACTTCCCCCACCAACCGTCGGGGTAGCCCGCGCCCGAACCGGTCGGGTTGAAGCTCGCCGCGTCGAACGCGACGATCACCCACGGGCAGATCGCATGTGCTGGACGCCAATCGTCGAGGATTTGCCGGAGACCGGCGATCTCCAGTGGCGTCCCCGTGAAGCCCCAGAGCTGCCCGCCCTTCCACGCCGTGCCACCGCCCCAGTCGGCGGCGGGGTCCCACGGGTTGCCCGCGTCGGAGTGTATGACGATGAAGAACCGAGCCCATTGGTTGCTGGAGTCGACGTTCGTCTCCGAGTCCCAATCGAAGTTGGTCGGGCTCTCTCGGTGCGTCGAGATGACGCCGTCGGTCCCGCGCACTACCCATGTGGCGGTATCCGTCGCGGGGTTGTGCCACACGAGGCTGAGCTTCGGTGGGGTCGCTCCGAGGAAGCCGGCGATCTGGTTCAACAGCGCGTGCGGGCCGCCGGCCGTGTGCCAGTCGTCGAGCCAGCGCATGAGACGCTCGGCGAAGTGCTCGTCCGACTCGCTCGGGCCGCGGACGATCCCGCGATCGCGCCCGAGCGCGGCGTACGCGGTGGGCGTCCCGACGAGCGGGAATCGTGCTCGCACTCCCTGGTAGATCCACTCGGTGATCACGTCGAGCGGCAGGGTGAGCGCGTAGACCAGCCGCTGCCCCCACGGCTTTTTGAGCCAGGACGGCGCGAGCTCGTAGGCCTTCTGCGCGATGGCGCCCATCAGGTGGTGCCCCCGTTGACGCCGGCCGCGGGCGACGTAGCCTCGGCGGGATGAAGACGTCGATAGTCGGGCCGCTTGGTTTGGTGGCGCTCCTCGCGGCGTGCGGCGCCGAGGAAACAGAAACCAGCTCCTCGAGCTCGAGCTCGGCCAGTTCCTCGTCGAGCTCGGCCAGCTCGAGCTCGGCCAGCTCCTCGAGCTCGGCCAGCTCCTCGAGCTCGGCCAGCTCCTCGAGCTCCGCCAGCTCCTCGAGCTCGAGCTCGACAGGGAGCGGCGGAACCGGCGGCGGGGCCCCCGAGTGCACCGCCGCTGGTGACTGCCCCGGCGCGGACACCGAGTGCAGCAAGCGGACCTGCAACGCCGGCACGTGCGGCCTCAGCCTCCTGCCGGACGGGACGGTCACCGCCACGCAGGTCGACGGCGACTGCAACACGGTGGTCTGCGACGGCGCGGGCGCGACGAAGCCCTTCGAGACGCTCGGTGACGTGCCCGATGATGGGAACGAGTGCACGGTCGACTACTGCAGCCCCGGCCCCAAGCACACGTTGAAGGCGACGGGCACGGCGTGCTCGAGCGGGATCTGCGATCCCGCCGGCGCGTGCGTCGCGCACATCCCGGTGAAGTGCTTCGCAGGAGGCGAGCTGTACATCGACTGCGACGGGCTGCAGCACCCGTACGAGGTCTATTACAAGATCAACCCGAACACGACCGCACCATGCTCGCCGCCCACTGACACGGGATACTGCCCGATCGGAGCGGTGTGCTCGGTGTTTCAAGCCGGCCAGACCACGTTCGGAACCTGCAAATAGAGCGTTCACTGCGTCACCTGGTGCACGGTCCAAATCATCGTTCCAAGCACCGGGACACCCGTGCCCGCGATGGTGACGTCGGCCGCTGGCGTGGTGACGTCCACCGTGATGACGCCTGTCGCCAATGAGGCCTTGATCTCGCCCTCGATCCCATTTTTGAAGACCTTGCCAGTCCCCACGATCTGCCCAGCGATGGGCAGCGTGCGGAAGTAGGCTTGCATCCGCGTATCCGCCCCGGCCTGCACCTCGGCATCGGTGAGGTTCGCTTCGACGTCGACGTAGATGTCCGCCGCGATGTTGATGACGTGGTTCGTCGCGCTCAACACCGTCGGCGTCACCCCGATCGGTGTCGCGTAGGCCTGGATATCGCGGTTCACGATCCCGAGGTCCGTGGTCTCGTCGCCCACCGTGCCAGGCACGGCGCCGCTCTCGCTCGCCACGATGACATCGAGCGTGCCGTCGCCCGGCGGCAAAGGGATCCGCACGCGCGTGACACCGCAGCTCGAGCCGTCGGCGCGCACGGCGGACTTCGCGAAGTAGTGATAGGCGCGCTTCGGACCGTTCGGCGAGAGCGATCCCAGCTTGTCGCGGCACCTCTGCCGGAGGTCCGGATCTGTCTCCTCGCTCTGCCCCACGAGCCCGGCGGCGTTCGTGCACGTGACGCCGAGGAACGATGTCACCATCACCGTGATGGCGCCGGCGATCGCGTTGCTGCCCGGGCCCGACTCGAAGGCGCGGATATCGAGCGTGAGGACGTCGCCGCCGCCGGGATCGCCGGCGGGCTCGAGCGTCCCGCCCTCGGTGTTGTAATACCGCTTCTTGCTCGTCGCGTGCCCGAGGATCAGGTCGTTCGGCCTGAAGATGAACTGTTCATCGCTCGTGTTGGTGAGCGTGATCTCGCCCGGCGCGAACGTCGCCTCGATGCGAGGGACTCGATAGACCTGGAACGCAAGGAGCGTGAGCCAGTTGCCCTCGCTGTAGTCGAGGAAGCCGCCCGCGGCGATGACGTACCAGACCTGCGTCGCGAACGCGTAGACCTGCGCGGCGACCTTGAGGAGCTTCGCCGCGACGCCGCCGGGCTGGAACGCGGTCGCCGGAAAGCCGATGGTGACGGCGATCGCGAGGATCGTCGCGGCCGCCTCGTCGACGGTCAGCTTCTTCACGAGCGAAGAGAGAGGAAGCTGCGCCATTAGGCACCTCCGAGGATCATCTTCACAGTCACCTTGTCGATGGTGAGGGCGAGGTCGAGCGGGCCCGCCGCCGTCCGGATCGTGATGTCGAGCGTGAGCAAGGCCTGCGCCTTGTCGAACTTCGGCACGGTCGTCACCGTCCCGAAGCGCGGATCCTTCCCGAGCTCGGCCGAGACCATGCCGGGGATCAGGGCGAGCAGGTCAGTCGTCACGCCCTCCGAGAGCCAGTCGCGGACGTCGATGCCGTAGTCCTCTTCCTCGATCCGGCGCGTGGTGAGCCGGCGATACGCGGCCTGCGCAAGCAGCTCGAGGCCCCACACCTCGCGCAGCCCCTCTTCGAGGTCGTCCGTGCACGAGAGGTCGACGCCCCAAAGGGCCTTCATCTGCTCTTCGGTGAGCAGCGCGAGTCCGACGGCCAGCGAGAGCCACGGGAGCCACGACGCGTCGTGAGCGAGGAAGGCGACGAGAGCGAGCATCATGTCGACCCCCGCCCGGCGCCGCCGGCGAGCTCGGATTCGTAGACGAATCGAGGGCTCATGCTTTCACCCGCGACACTGCCGCCGGCGTCTCGGCCGTGCCCAACGTGATGGTGATGACGCCGGCGACCGGGCCACCGCCGTTGCCGGGAGTGATGTCGACGGTGTCGCCGGCGCGGATGACCGGCGCCGCGGCGGCGCCGAGGAGCAGGTCGCCGCGGCTGTCGATCGCGAGCTCGTCGGGCAGCGCACCGGGCGAGCCCACCTCGTCCGCGAACGCGATGAACGGCCGCGTGGGATCGGCGCCCACGAAGCCGACCAGCACCAACGAGTCGGTGTGGTACGTCGCGGAGTAGCCAGCCGCGCCGGGCCGCGCGCGCGCCCGCGTGACGTCGGGGTACCCCGCAGCCTTCCGCACCGCCTGCACGGTCACGAGGGCGCCTGTCTGGCTCTTCACGCGGTACTCGTGGAACGAGACGATCCCGAGCTTGGCGAGCTCGCCGCGGATGATGCGCGCGAGGAGCCCGCGCGCCGTCGTCGAGGTCCGGACCACCAGGCGCACGACGCCGTCCTCGACGTCGATCTGGACCTCTTCAATCGGGTCGTCCGCGAGCAAGGCACCGGGCGCGAAGTCGGCGACGGTCTCGGTCGAGATCTCGCGCCGCCCCGCCGCCCGATCCCACCGCATCGAGCGGAACTCGGCGGTGACCATGGGGGAGGGCCGCGCGCGCACCTGGGTGACGCCGGGGGCGTCGACCCACCACGGGCCCGCCAACGTCGTCAGGACGTCCCACGCGGGCCCCTGGCGTCGCTGGTAGGCCACTCCGAGGGAGCGGTCGGGCACGCCGAGCTCGAGCAGCTCGCCGGCCTCGCGGGCCGCGTCGCCGAGGACCTCGGAGAGCTTCACGCCGGCGGCGTTGCGGTAGCCCTTCGCCGGGATGGTCTTTCGCCAGCCGCCGGCGCCGCCCTCGATGAGGTAGCGCGCCGAGCCTTCGATGGGCCCGCCGCGCACGACGGTGCCTTTGAACGTCAGCCCGCCATCGATGACGAGCTCGACGGCGCCGGCGAGCTCCGTCGGCTCGACGAGCTGCACGCCGGCGGACCACACGCCGGAGCGCGGCCAGTGCACGCCAGCTTTGCTCACCAGGACGTTGGCGAGGGTCGTCGTCATGCGTCCTTCGCCTTCTTGAGCAGGTCGTCGACGGCCTTGTCGGCCGGGCTCTTCGCGTCCGGTTCAACCCACTTGGTCGTGCCCTTCGCCCCCTTCGGCGCGCCGGTCGCCGTGGGTTTCGGCGGCGCGAACTTGCGCAGGTCCAGGACGTACTTCCATTGCCCGCCGCCCTGGTCCTCTTCCTGCCCGATCTCGTTGATCGTGACGCTCTTGATCCGGCCGTTGTTGAGCACCGCGTTCCGCGCATCGAAGGCGGGTGGGGCCTTCCCCTCGGGCGGGATCATCGCGACGCGGAAGGCCTCGAGCTCCTCGTGATGGGCCGGAGTCGTGAGGGAGCACTCGACCTTGATCGAGTCGTTCTTCTTCTGCCCTTTGAACTTGTCGGTCCCGCCGCTCGTGCCTTGGCTCTTCGTGGTCTCCCAGTCCCACTGGATGCCGCACCCCGTGATCTTGGTGATGTGCCCGGGCACGCGGTGCGGCCCGAGGTCCATCGTCGCGTAGGCCTTCTGGTGGTCGAAGGGGTTCACGTCGCGCCCTCCGGCTCCGGGCCCGACAGCTCGAGCGTCTCGAGGAAGTCCTTGAAGCGGTCGAACATCGACTCGTCGGAGCCGTGGAAGTGCAGCCCGCCCTCGACGTGGACCAGGGCGCCGTCGCCGCCTCCGCGCCCGCGGCTGCCGGCACCGCCCTTCGGCACGTCGACCATCTTTGCGACCGCGCTCTTGGCCTTGGGTGCTCCCTCGCCAACGCCCTCGGCGAAGCCTTCGCTCGTGAACGACCCGTACTCGGCGAACACGCCCGACGGCGACGCGATCTTCAAGACGCTCTTGAGCGCGCCCATCGCGGCCGACCCGAGCGACGTGACCGCGCCGATGGCGGCGCCGATCCCGCCGGTGATGCCGTTGACGAATCCTTCGACGAGGGCCGAACCAGCGAAGTTTCCAGACGTCGCCAGCTCATACATAGCGCTGACGATGCTGGCGATCGGCGAGAGAAGCAGGCCGAGAATACCCAGCACGAAGAGCACCGGCGACGCCAACAGAGCCCACGCCGCCACGAGCAAGGCAACGACGACGAGGAGCCCGTAGACTGCGACCTGGCCGGCCGTCACCGCGAGTGCCAGGTTGTCTGCGCTGCTCTTGTTGCCGAAGGCCTCCGCGATCGCGCGGGCAACAGGCTTCAACGCGATGTAGAGCGTCAGAGCCGCGATGATCATGCCCTGGAAGAAGGCCTTGGCGAACGGCCCGAGCTTCGCGAGGATCGCGAACAGCCCCGAGAAGGTCTCGGTGAGCACGAACTTGAGCGCCTTCCCGGTCGACGTGCTCGTGTCGAACACGGAGAGGACGTCCTTGAGGGCGAGCAAGAAGGGCTCGATGTTGACGTCGCGGAAGAGGATCGCGAGGTTCTCGTGCAGCCGCATGAGCTGCACGCCGAAGCTCAAAGCCTGCTGCTCGGCGACCTTGCCAAAGCGCTTGTTGAGCGCCTTGTTCATCTTGTCGATGCCGTCCTCGACACTGACCTTGCCGGCCTTCATCCGGCCCTCGAGCACGGCGACCGACACGCCGAACTCCTTGGCGAGGTCCTTCATCGAGATGCCGAGTCCGGCGAGCGCGTCGCCCTGGATCTCGAACTTCCCGAGAGCGGTCGTCTTCTTGAGGATCTCCTCGAGCTTGCCGGCCGCCTGCGGGCCGGCGATGGAGGCGACGTTCGCCATCTGCTGCAACGTCTGCTGGAAGAGCGCGCCCTTGATCTTCGCGAGCGCGAGGGTCTGCGCCATCTTCTGCAGCTCGGGCGTCGCCACCGAGCTCTTGGCGCGCACCGCGTCGATGGCCGCCGAGGCCTCCCGCGCGCCGGCGGCAGAGCCGGTGGCGCCTTGCAGGACGAGCATGAAGGAGCGGTGAGCGTCGGCGCTCGCCAGCGCGAACGACGCGAGCGCGTACACGAGAACCGCCGTGCCCGCGACGACCGCGAGGATCACAGCGATCACCGCCTTCGCCACGGGGGGCACGGCGGCGAGCGCGGCCTTGAAGCCCGCGACCGCGCCGGCTCCCTGCTCCTGCGCTTGGAGCGCCCCGGTCATCTTCTCTTTCAGCTCGCCGAGCGCGGCCGACTTGCTCTTGAGCGCGCTGACAGCCCCTTGCGCGACGCTCGCGTCCCCCTTTGACGCGGCGGACGACTTGCCCTGCTGCTTTTCGAGATCCTTCAACGCGGCCGACTGCGCCGTGAGCTGCGTTGTGAGCCCGCCGAGCTTGCCCGCGACGTCGCCGCCAACCAGCTTCTGGTTGATGTTCACGAGGAAGTCGAGAGTCCCGGCAGACACGGTGTCACCTCAGTGCTTTGAGAAACGCGCGCAGGTCGTCCTGCATCACGTGCAAGTGATGCAGACCCTCCGCCAACATCACGGCTCCGGCCTCCGCCTCGTCGCTCTCCTCGCGCCGGAGCAGGGCGCCGAGGCATGCGCCCATCATCCCGGTCTGTCCCTCGCGGCCTTGCTCGACGAGCTCAGCTACTTTTCTTTCCGCGGCGCTCCGCCTCCGCGGATCCCACCTCTTGCGCGAACTGGCAGAGCGTCGCGGCGAGCAGCGTGTACCGCTCGAGCATCGCCTCGAGCGCGTCTGCGTCGGGGAAGACGATGCACGGGCGGACGAAGTCGTCGATCGCGTCGGGGGAGAGCTTCCCCTTCAACGCGATGCTCTGAAAATGCCGCGTCTTGGGGATGGGCGGAGTCCTCAGCACCACCATGCCCTCCTCGGTGTCGATCCGGTGGAGGCTCTGGCCGGCGTGCTTCGCCTCGAGCTGCTCGAAGAGCTCGTCCTCGCGCGCGTCGCGGGCTTCCTTCTCCTTCCGCTTGATCTTCGCCTCGAGCTCGCGGATTTCGGCACGCTTCCGGGCGCGCGCCGCGTCGGCCTCGGAGAGGGCCGGGATCGAGGCCTTCACCTTGAGGGCCTCGAGCCGCTTGTCGAGGTCCTCGTCGGTCGGTCGGTTCTCGGACATGGTCGTTATCTCCTGCGCAGGAAGGTGCCGTTGCGCTTGACGAGCATGGGTTTGACGGTCCATTTCTCGATCAACGCGTCGCCGCCGGCTTTCGCCTCGTTGCCGATCTTCGTGATGCCGGCCCCACTGATGAGGTCGGTTGAAACGGCCCCCGTCGACTCCTGCATGTGGACGAGGATTTGGAAGTCGAGATCGGCGAGATCCTTGTTCACGGCCGCCGCGGCCGCGCGGATCGCGTCGGCGCGCTCGCGGAGGATCTCGAGCGCCATGTCCTCGGGGGCGTATTGCCCGCGCGTCTTGGCGATGGGGACCGTCGAGCCGAGCTCGTAGACGTAGTTCGGCGAGATGCCGTCGCCGTACGTGATGGCCTGGAACCCTCGCCAGTAGGTGCCGAGAAGGCGAATCTTCACGGACGAGCCGTCGTGGGCGCGTCCATTGATGAGTGGATACTCGAGCTCTGCCATGGTCAGCCTCCGCCTCCGGACGTGAGCGTGAATCCGACCTTGCCGCGCAGGGTCTTGATGTAGAAGAGCGGTTGCAGGCGGGACTCGAAGTTGAGCTCGCCGCCGTTCTGCAGCACCGGATCGGTGCGCGAGAGGATGAACAGCTCGGGCGCGTCGGGGTTCGAGATCCCCGGCCGGAGCCGCGCCGTGATGGCGTCCCGGAAGTCCTGCTCGATGTCGCGCGCCGCCACTTCGTCGATGAAGCCGACGTCGTTGACGTCGCCCTCGGCAGAGAGGTTGTGCTTGACGCCCTCGAGATACACGACCTCTTCGAGCACGTTCATGAGCCGTCGCTTCTGCAAGAGGTCGAAGTCGCTCCCCACCGGCGACGACAGCAGAGGGTTGGTGATGTAGACCTCGGTGCCGAGGTTCGCGAACGTGCGCAGCGTCGCGAAGCCAGCCGCGTTCAGGCCGGGCTGGAAGTTCTCATCGTGCCCGATCGCGGTCTGCGTCGAGTCGTACAGCACGCCTCGCGTGAGCGGCCCCTCGGCGTTCTTGGCCAGGTCGACATGGAGCGGCAGCTTCATCGCGCGCGCGGCGATGATCGGAGCAACCGGGCGCGTGTAGCTCCGGCCGCTCACTGCGCTGGTCTCGCGCCACGAGCCCGCGCACTTCATCGCCTTGGTGTTCGTCCAGCCGAGGAAGTCCGCCTTGATGCTGGTTTGATAGGCGGAGTCGGTCTCTCCCGCGTCCGGTACGCGCGCGTTGAACGTGAACCACTTGTACTTCTTGACGGTCCGGAGCGAGCCCTCGCCGGTCGCGAGGGTGGCCGCCTCCGTCGCGCTCACAGGCCCGATGACCTGGATCGCCTCGAAGACGTGCTGACTCAGCTTGATGGCCAGGAACGCGTCCGTGAGGTCGTCCGTCGCCCACTTCGGCCCCACCGTCTTCTGGCGGATGACGTCGCCGGCGACCAGCGTGCCGTGCGTCGGGTTGGCCGCCGCGATCGTGTTGGTGACGTCGGCGCTGTTGTGAACGCCCTGCCCGTAGCCGATCGCGACGAGCGCGCCCGCGCCGTCCCCCGCGCCGTAGGTGATGCTGGTGATCGTCTTGAACGCGGCTGCCGTGAAGGCCGTCGTGGCGGTCTGCGGAACGCCTGCGAACACCTCCGTTTGCGCCGCGCCGAGGTAGTCGGTCCCCACGATCGTGGCGGTCGAAGGCGCGGCGCTCGTCGGCGCACCGGACGTCGTGAAGCTCACGCGACGCGCATAGGTGTTCATCAGCGCGAGGCCGGGAGCGAGCAGCGCCGCGGTGAGATAGGTCTGGACGGCGACGGACGACGCGGTCGCGACGAGAAGCCCAGCGGTCGAGGCTGCGTGCGCGATGCCCAGATGCGCGTTGAAGTCGGCGTGGTACTCGACGTACAGGTCGATCCCCGTTTGCACGTCCGTCGCCGCGCCATGCGCGACGACGTTCACGCCGTCCGGACCGTTGTGGGCCGTGAGGCTGCTCTCGTGCGACGCGAGCGCGAGCCTGCACAGGTTCAGCACCGCGAAGGCCTGCGGACCGGTGGTCGGCACCGCGGATGCGGCGAGTGCAACCTGCGCGGCGCTCGTGTCGGCCACGTCGTGCGCGACGACGTCGGCCAGGTGGGCCAGCGTGTCCGCCCGCGCCTCGACGGCCCCGGCGATGAACGCCGTGAGCTGCGCCGCCGGCGGCTCGAAGAGCAGGTCGAAGCCGGCGTCCGGCATCGTGAAGCTGTAGGCCTGCCCGAGCGCCGTGACGGCGGACAGGTTGCGATCGTCGGAGAGGCTCCACTTGAACTCGATGCCGTCGACACCGAGCGTGCCGCCCGTGGTGCAGATCCAGTATCCCTCGAGCGTGCCAGTGGGCACTCCATCGGCCTCGGGCAGGCAGGTGCCTGTGACACCCGAGATGTCGATCGCTTCGAGCTCGCCGGGGTTGCTGTCCGGCACGCGACAGAAGACGATCGGCGTCCCCTCGGTCTCCTCGAGCGAGAGCGCCGCGGCCTCGATCGCGTCGCCGCCGAACTTCTCGGCGCCCGGCGCGAAGTCGGCCATCAGGTTGGGGATCGAGTTGTAGAGCAGCGGCGTGAGCAGAGGTCCGCCGGGCGAGTTGCCGACGATGATCTGGATCCCGTCGGCCTTCGCGGGGAGGATCTTGAGGGCGCCATCGACCTCGGTGATTTCGACTTCGGGAATCGGAGGAGGCATGTCAGGTGTCCTCGGTTTCGTTCATGAAGTAGGCGCCTTTGAGGTGCGAATTCTCGGGGAGCGGCGCTGTCTGCTTGCGCGTCACGGGCTTTTCGACCGTCAACGCGAGCACGTACTCGGAGCCGTACTGATGCGTCTCTGCGTCCTCGTCGTTGAAGCCGCCGACCCCCGACGTGAGCTGCCCACGCAGGCTCGTGTGCCACCGGCTCCAGAAGGTCTCGACAAGCAGCTCGGTCCGGTGCCTCGAGTCGCGATCCTTGTCCGTCGCGGCGGGGTCCGGAGGCGACCAGAAGTGCACCTCGATCGCGCAGACACGGGTGATGATCGGCCGTCGGCGATCGGCACCGTTGAAGTCCTGCGTCTTGCCTGGGCCCCACGTCTCGTCGCCCAGGCCGGGCGGGACGAGCACGACGCGGCCGCCGCCATCGGCGCCGGCGTTGCCCTTCTGGGCGACGTGGTGGCGCCCGACGAGCACGGTCGTCGTGAAGCCTTCCGCCTCGAACCACGCGCGGGCGTTCACGGCGAGCTCGTCAAGGGCCTCGGTGAGGGTGGCCATCAGCGCACCGCCGCAAGCACGAGGTGGATGGCGCACGCGACCGGAAGCGCGCACAGCGCCAGGCCGACGAGGTAGCCGGCCGCATAGGCCACGCGATAGCCCGTCATTGGTTCTCCTCGAGGAGCGCCGTCAGCACCTTCTGTGCAGCGGCCTCGATCGGTGGGATGACAGCGGCGCGCACGCGCTGCTTCGAGACGCGCGCGGCGCTCCGGATGCGGAGCTTCGCGCCCTTCACCTGCAGGGTCGTGGCGTGTGGGAGGGTGGCGCCGGCACGCGGGAGCGTCGCGAGCTCGGCGAGCACCGCCTCGAGCGCGGGCCCAGCCGCCTCCTTGGCGATCCGCCGATAGGCGCGCTTCACCTTGCCGAGCTTGGCCCGGAGCTTCGCGAGCTCGCCGATGTCGCCCTGCATCGGCATCAGGGCCACTCCCCTCTTGCCTGCTCGACCTGGCGATCCATCCATTGATAAGGGTCTGCCTCGCTGTAGCCGAGCGGTCCTCCGCGCGAGATGCCCGACGCTCCTTCGGCGTCCTGGCGGCGCGGAAGGTCGAACGCGCCCGCCTCCGCGTCGGCCGCCTCGGTGACCTCGGCGCGCGCCGCCTCGGCCGCCTTGAGGATGTCGGCGCCGAGGTCGCCGGCGGGGTCGGCGCCGCGCTTCTTCCACGCCGCGGCGGTCACCAGCGTTGTGAGCCAGCCGAGCACGGTATCGGGCACGGACGCCGCGGGGAAGGGGACCGAATAGCGCTTGAACAGCCGCGCGTTGATCCACGCTGTCAGGACCTCGAGCGTCGCGCCAAGGAAGCCAGGATAGGCGGACTCGAGGTAATCGATGTCCTCGCCGGGCAGCTCGGTGCGCGTCCTGAATTGAGCGACGGTGAGATAGGCGGCCATCAGCGTGCTCCCTGCGCGCGCATCCACGCGGCGATCCGCTCGTGCTGCTCTGCCGTCCCGTTGTTCTTGAGCCGGTTGGCGAGCATCGAAATGATCGCCACGTTGCCGCGCACGTAGCCGCCGCGCACGTAGCCGCGGGTCGCGTCGATCCGATCGAGCGAGGGCGAGTCGTTCGCCTGCCCCTCTCCTGGTCGTCGGAGGCGGATGCCGAGCACCGGGCAGAACTCCGGGAGGAAGATGTCCTCGCGCGTGAGATCGAACGGGATTCCGCTGCTGTGCGCGCGGTTGCGGCAGAGGTTCAGCATCCAGCGAATGGGGTCGAACTCGCGGCTGAACGAGTAGTACCCCCGCGCCTTCAGCCGGTGGTAGTCGCGGGCGTGGTCGATGTTGTTGGCGTACCACTCACGCGCACGTCCGTTCTGACACTCCCTGCAAAGACGGCTGCCCCTTGCCTTAAGGCTGAACTGCTCGGCGGACTTCTCGACTCTGCACGCGGAGCACGAGAGCGAACCAGCCTTCGCAAGCTCCGCCGCCCGGTGAGCGCGGCGGGCAGCCTGGCAGTCCTTGCACGTGCCCCGCAGCTTGCCGCCACGATGGGTGAAGCTGGCAACAGGCTTCACGACACCGCACGTCGAGCACGTGCTCGTAGCGGTATCGTTAGTCACCAGCTTCAGCGCTTCCATGGCCGCTTGCTCCGTCTCAGAGCCTCAAGGCTCAATCCGATACAAAAGAAACGGGTGCCCATACGACGCTGCGTTGCGGCCCTTGAACTGCCACTCGAAGGCATCGAGTCGCCCGAGCGCCGCATCGTCCATCGGCGAGTAGCTGTTCATCTCGAACGGCTTGCGCTCCTGGTAGATGAGCCCGCCGAGCTCGTCGTCCTCCATGAGCTCGCAGGCCACGTACCAGACGCCTCGGGTCTGCAACGACTTGCCCGCGCCCGCCGACTGCACCGCGGAGCGAGCCCCGGTGTCGTCGTCGATGTAGACCTCATCGGTCTCGTCGAAGTCCGCGTCGATGATCGGCTCGGCGAACCCGTAGTTCGTCGAGATGACGTTCGACGCGCTCGCCCCGCCGTTGCGCACCGGGTCGGAGATGAAGGTCGCGAGGAGCGACTGGGTGATCTGGAGTCGCTCGGCAGGACCGCCGGCCACGATCCTGGGCTTCAGCTTGCGCTTCTTCCCATCGGGCGCCGGGATGGCCTCGACGACGGAGTAGACGTACGCGAGGTTCGCCGGGCTGAACGGCCTGCCGGTGATGAGGTTCGGGAAGGTGCCACTCGACGCCCCGACGTACGCGTTGACCGGGTGCGACGCGTGGAAGAAGGCGAGCCCGTCGTAGCAGAGCAGCGTCGTGCCCTCGCGGAGGAGGCGCGCCGCCTCCTCTTGCGGCCACGCCGCGCCGCTGTTGCCGATGTGCTTGGCCCACTGGCCCGCTCTGTCGAGCCCCGAACCGTCGGCGTCCTCGATGTCGTCGACGCTGATGTTGAGGGCGGCGCCGTGCTTCTCGTTGATGATCTCCCAGTAGATCTCGGTGAGATCGTCGAACGTGTACCGGCCGCCGTTGCCCATGGGGTGAATGCCGGCCGTCTCGAGCATCCACTGGAGGATCTCCCTCTTCGTGTTGCTGGTGCGCGTCTTCATGAGGCGCCGCCACCACTGCTCCTTCTCGCGTCGCGCCCACGCGCTCACGAGGATCGCGCGGATGTTGTCTTCGATCTGCCTGACGATCTGCGGCTGTACGATGATGTTCATCTCTCAGAGTCCCTTTCGATCCGCAGATCAGTAGGCGATGACGACGACTCGGCCCTTGCCGCCCGCGCCGCCGACGCCGCTCTCGACGCCAGCGCCGCCAGCGCCGGAGCCGCCGCCGCCGCCGCCAGGCACACCACCGACGGCGCCGGCGCCGCCGTTGCCGCCCGCCGCGCGCCCCGCGCCGCCACCGCCGCCCGCGCCGCCGAGGCAGAGCTGGACCGCCGCAGCCGCCGCGCCGGCTCCACCGGCACCGCCAGGAGCTGCGCCGGCGGTACCACCGCCTGCGGTCGCCGTGGTGCCCGAGGGCTGCCCACCGCCCGCGCCGCCTGCGCGGTTCGAGGTGTCGATGCCGCCGCCGCCGCCGCCGCCGCCACCGGCGAAGCTGCGCTCGCCGTCGACACCCGCGGAGTCGTCGTTGCCCGCGCCGCCCGCGCCTCCGATCTTGACGTAGCGAGTGGTGAGCGCCGCGCCCGCCGTGCCCGACGCGTTGGTACCCTTGAGGCCCTTCGCGCCGCCCGGTCCGCTCAGCAGCGTGCCGAACGTCGACGCAGCCCCGTCGGTCCCGTCGTTGCCGTCGCCAGCCACCGCCTTCGCCGCGCCGCCAGTGCCACCGTCGCCGATGGTGACGGTGACGGTCGCGCCGATCTCCGAGGCCTTGAACACCGCCTCGACGATCGTCCCGCCCGCGCCGCCGCCGCCGCCGCTGTCACTCGTGTCGTTGCCCCCGGAGCCACCGCCGCCGCCGCCGCCGATCGCGATGACGTGCACCGTCGTGCACCCGTCGGGCTTGCTCCAGGTGCCCGACACGTCGAACACCTCGACGTCGGGCAGAGCGAGCTTGTCGCCGACCGTGATGCTCCCGAAGCCGATGAGGTCCGCTCCACCGGTGTCCGCGAGCTCCGCCGTCGTCGTGGCCTCGGCGAGCGCGCCCTCGACGTTGCCGCTCGTGTACTTCCCGAGCGCGTCGACGATGGGAACGTCGGCCGCCGTACTGGCGTCGAAGCCCTCCGTCGCCGCCGCCGGGATGACGGCGACGAGCGTGTCATGCACCTCGAACACGATGCCGGCGACGCTGGACCCGGTCGGATCCGACGTGACCGTATGGTCGTCGACGAAATAGCACTTCGAGAAGCGATCCGCGGCGACGACCGGAGTGCCGGTGTCGTTGTCCCACCAGATCGTATGGATCTCGCGCGGGAAGATGACCTCGGCGCTCTTCGCGCCGTTGGCGCCGGTGTTGTCGATGGTCTCACTGAACCGGCCGATCGCCAGCAGATCGGCGGCCGCCGCGCCCTTCGTGATGAAGCCGCGCGAGGCGCTCAGAGCACCGATGTCGGCGACGGCGGCTCCGCCCTTGTAGACCTTGGTGGCCGCCTTCAAAGGCAGCTTCGCGCGGTCGATCTTCTCGATGCGGCCGGGCCGATCCTTGAGGAGCGCGGCCATGTCACTTCACCCCTTCCGCGCTCTGCACCACCACGGGGCGCAGAGCAGAGATCGTCATCTTCCGGGAGATGGGATCGATGGTGACGGCCTGGGGCGGCACGGCCTTGATCCCCATGCGCCGATTCACGATGTCCTCGACCGTGTCGACCGTGCCCGTGCCCCGCGCCGGCGACGTGCCACGCGGCGAGGGCTTCGCCGCTTCCTTGGGGCCGGCGAGGCCGACCATGCGACGGACGGTGTCGTACGGCTGCGTCTTGGCCCACCGGAGGTCGTCGGCCGACAGTGCGCTCCCGCTCTTCTCGAGCAGCTCGTCGCGCTTGTAGCCGTCGAGCGTGCTCGTCGCGGCCTCGCTCGCCATCTTGCGCACGGCGGCCATGTCGAGCGGCTTCGTTGCCGCCGGGCGGGCCGCAGGAGCGGGCTTGGTCGCTCCCGGCTTCGCCGCGGGAGGCTTGGGCTCCTCTTCCTCTTCGCCCTCCGCGGGCGGCGCCGCCTCTGCCGGCGCGGGCGGAGCGCTGCCTGTGGCCTTCTCCGCCTCCGCCAGGATGCCCAACGCGGCATCCTTGGCCGCCTGCGGGTCCTCCATCGCAAGCGCCGCCTTGAGCGCCGCGAGCAACATCGCGAGACCTTCCATAACCATTCTCCTGGTGGCCCTTGCGGGCGCAGCAGCCTTCTGCGGGCGCGCGTGAGCCACCATGGCGCGCGCAACCATCTGGGCACGCGGAGTGCCCTTGTGTTCAAACAGTGCGTCTGCAAACGCCCATACGGCGTTCTCCTCCGCTGCGACCTCAGCAGGACGCCGCGTGTCGAAGGGCGCGAAGTGCAGGTGTGAGACCTCGTGGATCACCACCTCTTCGGGGTCGTTCTCGACGGCTCCGGGGATCGGCGTCTCGGGGTCGCGCACGCGGATGTGAGCCGTCTTGTTGTCGACGACGCGTGAGCACAGGCCGTAAACGGGTGAGCCGTCGTCGGCGCACAGGTCGCGCACGTATTCGAACGAGACACGCCAATCGAGGAGACGCAGCGCGCGGAGCCAGTAAGGTCCGATGGTGTTGAGGTCGGGGCGGTTCATGCCGCGACCGCCCGGCGGCGGATGGGCCGCCACGACACGCGCCACGCGGGGACGCCTCCCTTACCGACCTTGAAGCCCCGCGTGCGCTCGATGCCGCAGTCCCGGCAGCGATTGACGCGCTGGTGTTCGCAGCGAGCGATCCCGTGCCGCGTCATCTCCGCAGCGAGCAGTGCGACGTCCTCGTCCGTGAGCTCGGGCGCGTCCGCCGGGTCCATCTCCGCTTCGTCGTTCCCCGTGGAGCCGTCCGGCATCTCCTCGTCGGGGATCGCGTCGCCGTCGACGTCGCCCCGCACGGGAGCGGCGAAGCGCGCGCAGAGCGCCCGCGTGTCGAGCGGGATCCCGTCGGGCTCGAGCGCGGCGCGCAGGTCCGTGATCGCTTTGGCGGCCGCGACGAGCGCCTCCGCCTCCGCCTTCATGTTCGCGACTGGGCGCGTGTCCCACGCGACGGTCGCGCAACAGCCGATAGGCACGTTGCCCTCGAGCACGATCGGGAGCGCCTGCTCGTCGAGCGTCTCGGCGAGCGCGTCGCCGTCGCCCTGGATCAGGTCGGCGCGGATCGACTTATGGACGTCCTGGTTCGAGAAGCCCGTCCCGCCGTCGACGAGCACGGTGCTGCCCGAAATCGCCACCATGAACTCTTGGTTGGCGTCGGCGATGCTCTCTTTGAAGCCCTCGAATCCTCGACCGTTGCTCTCGATGAGCTTGACGTCATAGCCGGGGCGCATGCCGAACACGGTGTTGACGCCCCACGCCATCACCTTCTGAAACCACGACTGCGCGTGCTCCTCGCTCGCGCCCTGCGGTGACACCGCCGCGCGCGCCGCGTTGGCGAGCTTGCCGAGCCAGTTGTCGCGCAGGTAGAGCGCGTGCTCCTTCGACACGAAGGCGCGCCCGAGCGCGGGCCAGATCCCGTTGTTCCACGGCTCCACGCGTCCGCCGCGGAGATGCAGGACCCACCGGCCATCCCCCGGGACGACACGCTCGAGCCGGCTGGTCGTCTGGTAGTACCAGGCGTCCTCCCATGCGTGGTAGCGCAGGAACTCAGGATCGAGCCGACAGAGCACCGGATAGGGGAGACCGTCGACGTCGAGGAACTCGGCGATCGAAACGCCGACCACGAACCCGTCGCGATCCATCAGCTCGAGCTCGGCCGATGGGAGCGCCTTCTTGAAGGCGCCGGCCTCGAGGAAGGCCACCGCCTCGGGGTCGCCCTTGAAGCGCTTCGGCAGACGGATCAGGCCGCCCGCGCGCGTGCCGAGGAGCTGCGCATAGCCGTCGCGAGCGAAGGCTCGATAGAGGCGCCCGACGAGCCCGAGGTCGCCGTTCGATGCTTGGTGCTGCGCGCTCTCGACGTCGCGCTGGTACCAGCGCGTCTTGGCGAAGGTCTGCGGGCTCGCGCGCTTCTTTCGGCGCCGTGACCGCCCCGCGGTGGGTGCCGTCGACGTCGCCGGTGCCGCCGATGGGAGCGCCGCGGGCGCAAGCGGGACGCCGAACAGCGAGGCGACCGCGCTGCGAACGGTGCGGACCACGCGCCCAATCACGAGACGCCTCGATAGGGGTCGATGCCGCTGTCGTGCGCGTCAGCGCCAGCCGTGGCGTATGGGTCCATCGCGGCCGGGGGAGGCTCGCCCTCGGCGCCCTGGTCGTCGTCGGGCTCGTCGGCGCGGTGGGCGCTGGGCTCCCAGATGGAGAGCGTCACAGCGTCTGCGCGGTCCGGCGAGCGCTTGAGCGTCTGCCGCGTGATGTCTTTGGGCTCCACCTTGCGGCGGCCCCTCTCGTCGAAGCTGAACCGCGGTGCGACGAGCTCGGCCGCGAGCTTCGGATCGGTCGGCAGCGCGCCGCCCTCTTTGAGCCAGCCGCGCGCCGCGAACCAAAGTTGATCGCGGAGGAGCGGATACTCGTTCGGGAGCGTCGAGCGCCGCGAGACGTCGACGGGGACGATCTCGATCTCGTCCTCGTACGCGCGGAGCTCGAAGGCGACGGTGCGCCCGATCGTGCCGCACGCGTCCACCTTCACGAGCGCCTTGCGCTCGCCCGCCTTGCGGTGCGCGCGCACGACCTGGAGCACCTCGAAGGCGAGCTTCTTCTCGCTGAGCTTCTGGTGCGTGACGACCTCGAGCACCCGATCGCCACGGCGCGGCGCAATCGCCGCGTCATCGTCGCCGTAGCGCGCGCAGTCGACACCAACGTGGAGCCGGCCCGAGGTGTCGAGGCTGTCCTCGTCGAACCAACGCTCCTCGGCGTCGGTGACGAGCGAGACCTGGATCACCTTGCGCTGCTCGTCGAGCGCGGCGAACTCGCCTTTGACCCGGATGCGATAAAGGGCGCTGTCCTCGCCCCACTCGCCTCGCATCCGCTCGACCCACTCGCGGCCCGCGAGGCCTGGAATGACCTCGCGACCCTGGATCACGTTGGGGCTGTCCTCGCTCGATACGTGGAGCGTCTTCCAGTGCTCGCGCTTCGAGTGATGGGTGTCGTAGAAGTAGCCCTCGATGCGCGTCGGATTGCCAGTCAGCAGGACGCGCCCGCCGCCGGCGCAATTGCCGAGCATCGCCTCGATGACCTCGTCGGCGATCCCCGAGGCCTCGTCGGCGATGTAGAGCAGGTTCGCGCCGGAGAAGCCGGCGACCGCCTCGCTCTCCTTGGCCGTGAACCCGACGATCTCACGGAAGTCCGGCGGTGGTCCTTTCAGACCTGAGCGCGCCAGGTCGTAGATTTCGCCGTCGAGCTCGCTCGAGTGCGGACACGGGCGCGGGCCGCGCGGCTCGTCCTTGCGGCATGTCGCGCAGCGACCGGTGCGCGCGTACATTTTCCGGAGCTCGCGCCACAGCACGCGGTTGACCTGTCGATCGGTGACGCTCGTCATCACGACGCGCGCATCTGGGAACGACGCGTAAAACCAGAGCGCGAGGCCGGCGCAAGCGTGGCTCTTCGAGACCTTCTGACCGGCGCGGACCGACACGAACTTGTGATCTCGAACAGCCTCGATGATCTCGGCCTGTTTGCTCCACGGCTCCACGCCCACGACGTCGCGGAAGAAGCCGACGGGGTCGTCGCGCCACTTCGGAGACGGCCACTCAATGCGGTGCGCGGCCGCTGACGCCGCGAGGATGGCGCCTGCGAGCGCGCCTGCCATCGTCACACCGGCGCGGCCCCTGCCGAGCTTCGCAACGCGGTCTCTCGTCGGCGCCGTCACGCGCGCTCCGGAATCTGGGGTGAGAGGAGCGCATCGCCCTCGAGCTGGACCTCGGGCCAGGCGACCTTGATCGTCGCCCCCTGACCGTCGAGGTGCTCGCTCATGCCGCCTCGAGCGCCTGGAGCGCCTTGGCGACCGCGGCCGCCGCCGCGGGGTGCGGCGCGAGGGCCTCCGCGAGCGCGGCCTCGATCCGCTTCCACCTCGCCGACTCGACGACGACGATCTCGCGGTCGGGCCCGAGCTCGCCGGTGAACCGGCCGAGCAGCTCGAGCGTGCCGCGCGCCGCGGAGATGAGCGACGCGCGGTCCTTGTAGCTCGCGAACTCGTCGGTCTCGGCCGCGACGATCAACGACTCGACGCGCTCGACGAGGAGCAGGCAGCGCGCTCGCGCGTCACCCTTGGCGCCGCGGAGCGTGCTGCCAAGGCACGTGTCGGAGTGCGCCTTGACCGCGGCCCAGTCGATGAAGAAGTGTCGGCCGATCTTCGACCACACCTCGTTTGCGGCGATCGCACCCTCGATGTCGCTTCGCATCGGGTGCGCGCAGACAGGGCACGTCGCGGCCGCCGGCGCCGGCGCCGGCGACTCCGCGTTCGCGGGCTTCATGTCGCGCCGGATCGGGACCACCTTTGGCGATGATGCCGACGGGGCTGGATTCGTAGACGATACGCTCGGGGGCGCCAGCGCCGCCGCGGGCGCCGGCGCCTCTTCTGCGGGCCCGTGCTTCGCGTGTCGTTGGAGCGTTACGCGGCTCGTCCCGAACCGGACGGCAACGCCCTGCAGGTCGCCAGACACGGCGGCCGCCTCGATGGCGGCACGTCGCGGGTCCTTGCAGATTGTGCAGCGCTCGGCCATGAAGCTCGAGCCTGAGTCCGATCGCTATAGCAGGAGCGTATAAGCGACAGGGCTTGAGTCAGAAACCCATAGCAGCGGCTATATTCCTACTTGCCGGCGCTGGGTCGACGCGGCCAGACGACGCGCACGGTGTCGTGCGTGGTGACGACGCCGAGAGGGAGGGAGTCGTCGGCCTCTCGGCCGAGGGCGCGGAGCTCGCCGGCGAGCTCGCCGATGCGCACTGCGCAGGCCTTCACGTCGACCTGGCTCTTCGTCGACCCCTTTACGAGCACGACGCGGCCCCGTCCGGTCACCGTCACCGCCGATTGGCCCTCGCTCGTCATGCGCGCGAGCAGCGCCTGCCGGAGCTGCTCGCCGCGCTCGGCCAGGCGCTCGGCCTCCGCCTTCACGCTGAGGTAGTCGGCCGCCAGCGCGGCCGTGGTGTGCATCGGGATCGGTGGGGCGACGACGGGAGCAGCGCTCATTTCCGCGCAGCGTGGGGCCGAAACCTATAGCAGGAGCGTATATGGCGTCAGAAACCCATAGCCGCAGCGTATAGGCGAGCGCCACAGATGCCGCGGCGGGCCCGTGTGCCGCGCCATCCGCGCGGCCTCCGCATCGGTCCAGGTGATGCGCCCGCCGACGGCCCGGTGCCCCTCGCTGGGCCCGTGGTGCCCGGTGCACGCGAGGCCGACCGACTCGCCGAGGGGCGCGGTCGCTCACCACGAGCACGGAGCTGCAGGCACTCACGCGGCCGCGGGCTCCTCCGCTGGTCGGTCCCACGCGTCGTTGGGGATGCCGTAGTTTTTCTCGAGCAGCATGCGGTTCGTGTGCTCCGGTTTCTTCTTTCCCGTCACCCAATCGCTCACGGTCGGCTGCCGCACGCCGATTTTTCGCGCGATCCGGCCCTGCGTCCCCCGCACGCACGCGAGCCGCGCCGCTCCGTCGTTGAGCACGATCGCACGCACCTCCAAAGACCCATAGCCGCGGCTATCAAATCGCCAGGATCGCCGGAGCATCCGGATCACACGCACGAG